GTGTCTGGCAATGAGGTCTACAAACTTGACGGTATGACATCTGCGCCCACTTTTTTGGGTAATGTGACCGGCACGGGCCCCGTGTCTATCGCTGACAACGGAACCCAGCTTTTCTTTGCTTGCAATCCTGACAGCTACATTTACAACGAAGTCACCGATGTGTTCCAGCAAATCACTGACCCAGATTTCCCTGGCGCGGTGACTGTAGGCTACTTGGACGGCTACTTTGTGTTCAATGAACCCAACAGCCAAAAGGTGTGGGTGACATCTTTGTTGGATGGTTTGTCGGTCGATCCGCTGGATTTTGCCAGCACTGAAGGTTCACCCGACGGTTTGGTGGCCATCAACATAGACCACCGTGAAGCATGGATGTTTGGCACCGACTCAATTGAAGTCTGGTACGACGCTGGCTTGGCCGACTTCCCGTTGACCCGCATCCAAGGTGCGTTCAACGAAATTGGCTGTGTGGCTGCGTTTTCAGTGGCCAAGCTGGACAACGGTTTGTTTTGGCTGGGCACCGACGCCCGTGGCCAAGGTATCGTTTACCGAGCAAACGGCTACACCGGCCAGCGGGTATCTACCCACGCCATTGAGTATGCAATTGCTCAATACGGCAACATTTCAGACGCGGTGGCGTACACATACCAGCAAGAAGGCCACGCCTTTTATGTGCTGACGTTCCCTACCGGCAACGCCACATGGGTCTACGACGTGGCCACCCAAGCGTGGCATGAACGGGCTGGCTGGGACAACGGTTCTTTTACCCGTCATCGGTCTAACTGCCAATGCAACTTTATTGGCAACACCATTGTTGGTGACTTTGAAAATGGCAACATTTACAAAATGACCTTGGATGTCTACGCTGACTATGATGAGCCTCAAAAGTGGCTGCGCTCATGGCGAGCCCTGCCCAGCGGTCAAAACAACCTCAAGCGCACCGCCCACCACAGTTTGCAATTGGATTGTGAATCTGGCACTGGTTTGGCCACTGGCCAAGGTGACGACCCACAGGTCATGTTGCGTTGGTCGGACGATGGTGGCCACACTTGGAGTAGTGAGCATTGGTCACCAATGGGCAAGATCGGCGCGTACTACCAGCGGGTGTTCTGGCGTCGGCTTGGCATGACGCTCAAGCTGCGGGATAGGGTCTATGAAGTGTCTGGCACCGATCCTGTAAAGGTCGCCATTATGGGCGCTGAATTGATTCTGAGCCCGACCAATGCCTGAACAACTTAATATAACGAACCTACCTTCGTCGCGGGTCGAGTTTATCGACCCTCGCACGGGGTTGATGTCGCGTGAGTGGTATCGGTTTTTTCTAAACATATTCACTTTGGTTGGCGGCGGCAACAACCAGACATCTTTGGATGATCTGCAACTTGCGCCTCCATTTGTGCCTGCAACTGCGGGCGGCGGCTCAGGCACGGTCACATCGGTCAATGTGTCGGGCGGCACCACAGGCTTGACCGCCAGCGGTGGCCCAATCACCACCACAGGTACCATTACCCTTGGTGGCACCTTGGCAATCGGCAGTGGCGGCACGGGCGCTACATCAGCGGGCGGCGCGCCATTTGCGCTCAAAGGTGCCAACACCGACATCACATCGGTCACGCTGACCAGCGGCACGATCACCACTGCACCCACATCAAGCAACGATATTGCCAACAAGTCTTACGTTGACAGTCTTGCTACTGGCATCAATTTCCATGCTGCATGTAACTACGCAACCACGGCAGCTTTGGCGGCCAATACGTACAACAACGGCACTAGCGGCGTAGGTGCAACTTTGACGGCCAACGCCAACGGCACACTGACTATTGACGGCTACACGTTTCTTGCAGGCGATGTTGGCAAGCGCATACTGGTTAAAGATGAATCTGCAGGTGCAAACAACGGTGCGTACACGTTGACCCAAGCAGGTACTGCATCACTACCTTACATTCTGACCAGAGCAACTGACTTTGATACCGCCGGTTCTGGTGTTGACCAAATTGACCAAGGCGACTTCTTTCTTGTCATATCAGGCACAGACAACGCCAACACTTCTTGGGTGCAACAGACCCCGCTGCCAATCACGGTTGGCACCACTGCGCTGGTGTTTATTGAATTTGCTGCGGTGCAAACATACACAGCTGGTACAGGGTTATCCCTAATTACCAACCAGTTTTCGATTACAAATATCGGCACGGCGGGCACCTACGGCTCGGCCACACAAACGCCGGTATTGACCACCAACGCGCAAGGCCAGGTCACAGGTGTTACCAACACCACGATCACGCCTGCGGTGGGCTCAATCACGGGTTTGGCCACGGGCATAGCAACTTTCTTGGCCACGCCGTCCAGCGCCAATTTGGCGGCTGCGGTAACGGATGAAACTGGCACTGGCTTGCTGGTATTCGCCACTTCACCCAGTTTGGTGACGCCGATCCTTGGTGTTCCGCAATCAGGTGACTTCAGCATCGGCACGTTCACTTGGCCAACCTTTAACCAGAACACCACCGGCACCGCGTCCAACGTCACAGGCATTGTGGCCGTGGCCAACGGCGGTACAGGCACGGCCACTCCCTCACTGGTAGCAGGCACCAACGTCAGCATCACCGGCACTTGGCCAAACCAGACAATCAACTCAAGCAACCCTGGCGGTACGGTCACATCGGTGGCAGCAACGGTGCCGTCGTTCCTGTCGATCACCGGCTCGCCAATTACTTCGTCGGGCACCTTGGCCATCACCTACTCAGGAACGGCGTTGCCTATCCTTAACGGTGGCACTGGCGAAACAACGGCTAACGCAGCTTTCAATGCACTGGCTCCAAGTCAAGCAACTAATTCAGGCAAGTATCTAACTACTGACGGGACAAATACATCTTGGGCTTCTGTTGCGTCTTCAACTACCAATGCCTATGCTTTTGCGTGGTTCTTACAATGAGGAAACTATGATAGTTTTAGATACAACATCAAAATCCATAACGATAGTTATGTCGGGCGCGGCCGCAACAACAAACCCAAGTTTTACCGCAGCCTACGCAGATAACAACGGCACTACGTTTACAGAAGGCGCAAACGACGGCGTTTTAAACGGAACTACGCCAGTGACTGTGGTCGCCGCCCCCGCCGCATCTACCAGAAGAATAATAAACACAATCACTGTTGAAAACAACGACACTGCCGCAGTAACTATAACTGTTGGCTATCTAAATACCGCAAGCACAAGAGTAATTGTTAATGTTACTTTGCAAGTTGGAGACACATGGACAACTGATGGCGCGTACGATAACACTGGAAGTTTAAAACAAACTTCAGGCGGCGGCAGCGGCGCAACAATTACCAACGACACTGCTACGGCTAGCAATATCTACCCCGTATTTGCCAATGCACTTTCTGGCAATTTTACGACGGCGTACATCAGCAATGCCAAGTTGCTGTACAAGCCGTCTACGGGCGAATTCTTGTCCCAGCAATTTAATGCGGGCAACGGAATTTACGTCAACAGCAAAACCGTTTCAACGAGTTACACTATAGCCACTGGAAATTCAGGCATGTCGGCTGGGCCGATCACCATTGCTAGCGGTCAGACTGTGACGATTGCGTCAGGTTCCCGCTGGGTTGTTTTGTAAAAGGTGCTTCAATGACTGTAACCGCCAAAAATTTAGTTCCAGCCAAAACCGTTGAGGCAACGCAGACAACGCAATATATTGCCAATGGCGTGACCACGATCATCGACAAATTCACAGCGACCAACTACAGTGGCTCGTCAGTCACCATCAGCGTCAACATGGTCACAGCCACAGGCACCGCCAGCAATGACAACTTGATCGTTAAGCAACGCACCTTGGCCGCGTCTGAGACGTATATCTTTCCTGAACTTGTTGGCCAGATATTGCCTTCTGGGGGTTTTATCTCCACAATCGCAGGTACAGCCAGCGCCATCAACATGCGCGTCAGCGGAAGGGAAGTCTCGTGAGTTTTATTGAACCTGAAGTCAAGCATCATTTTGGCGGCGGTGTTTACGCCAAAGAAACCATCATCCCTGCGGGCAAATGGTTGGTACAACACGCACACAAACATGATCATCTGTCTGTGCTGGCTAAAGGTTCGATTGAATTGATTGTTGACGGCGCGAGTTCAGAACTACACGCGCCAGCTTGCTTAAAAATTCAAGCTGGCAAACATCATGGGGTTCGGTCTTTGACAGATGTAATTTGGTATTGCATTCACGCAACTGATTGCACTGATGAAGATGAAGTTGATGAAATAATGATTGCACCTGTAGATCAAAAACAAGTGCGTAATATTGCTCAGTGTTTGAGCGAAGGAGTTTGATATGCCTTGGATGATACCCGTTGCAATTGGCGTCAGTTCTTATTTCGGTGGAAAAGCCGCAGAGCGAGGCGCAGAAGAACAAGGAAAAGCAACAGAACGTGCTGCGCAATTGCGATATCAGCAGTATCAAGAAGACGTTGCAAGACAAAAGCCTTTTTACGACGTGGGCGTCAACGCGTTGCCAGAACTGGTTGAAGCGTCAAAATATCAACCGTTTACTATGGATAAATTTCAAGCCGATCCAGGCTATGCGTTTCGCTTAGGCGAAGGCACAAAAGCCTTGGAGCGGTCTGCGGCGGCCCGTGGTGGCTTGTTATCCGGCGGCACTGGCAAGGCGTTGCAACGGTTTGGCCAAGAGTTTGGTTCGCAAGAATACACCAACGCATTCAACCGTTACCAAGCAGAGCGTACTGCTCGTTTGCAACCTTTGCAATCATTGACAGGTATGGGTCAGACAACCGCGCAACAAATTGGTGGTGCGGGGCAAACTATGGCGTCAAGTGTTGGTGATCTTATGGGCAGCGGTGCAGCCGCCCGAGCATCTGGATATGTTGGCCAAGCAAACGCTTTGACGGGTGGTTTGAGCACATACCTGAATTACCAAAACAGCCAAAATATGGTAAACGCGTTAAATAACAGAGGTGGAGGCAGAGGTTATGGAGGCGGTGGAAGCGCGGCTGGTTATGGCATAAGCCCTGAACAATACGGCGATTACTACAACACATAATAAAAGGGTTAAAAATGCCTATCGATCCTAGAATTTCCCTTGGTGTTCAGCAACTTCAAATTGCTGATCCTTTGGCGCAGTATGGCCAAGTACAAAACATTTTGGCTGCTCAAGATCAAAGAAGAGCTGCGGGTACTCAAAATGAATTGGCGCAAGCGCAATTGGGGCAAGCTCGGTTGTCAATCCGAGAAGCGCAAGAAGCGCAAGACTTTGTAGCCCAAGTTATGGCCAAAGCCAAAGAAAACGGC